TATGCATATTGATAAATTGTATGACCTAGATGCCGATCCAAATAATGTAATCAGGATTATGATTATGTTACAGGATTGGGAACCTGGACAATTTATAATGTACGGTAATCAACAGTTTGACAGATGGCGAGCAGGCGATATTCATAAGTTCGACTGGCAAAACATTCCACACGCCACAGCCAACGCCAGCAACAAGCCTAGGCCCATGTTGGTAATCACAGGGGTCATGACAGACCAGACCAGAGAGATACTGTCGAAGCCCATCAAGAAAAAGATATAGACCTATTAAAACTTTTAATATATTATTAGAGTATGAACAAGAAGATATTCGCACAACTGCTGGCACACAGCCAGAACGATCTCACAAAGATAACTGACCCATACGTCAGAGAGACGTTTGGTGTTGAAGTGAAACGTTGCGAAACACTGGAACAGTACGCTGAGTGTATAGACGACGCCTGCCTCCACAGGTACTTCTCAAAGTACTGGCAGAATGACATGAAGAAATGGAAGTATTCGGGCATCGCTTTGATCAATGAAGTAAACAACCTAAAACCACGTGCTGTGTTGGATGTTGGATGTGGTTACAATGAATTCAAAGGCAAGATAGATAATCTCATAGGGATAGATCCCTACAATGACAAAGCGGACCTCCGGGTCAGCACAATTGATTACAGGACCGAGCAAAGGTTTGACGTGATACTGTGTCTGGGTTCCGTGAACTTTGGAAACAGAGACAAGATCATAGCAGAGGTGGGCAGATGTGTGAATCTGTTGGCAGACAATGGCACCATGTTCTTCAGGGTCAATCCTGGCGTGAAACACGATAAACCAGAAGCCGATTGGATCGAGTTCTTTGCATGGAACGTGCCATTCATTATAGAACTGTCAGAGATTTTTAACCTGAAGGTGCTAGACATCAGGGATGACACCAATCAGCGTAAGTATTTCGTGTATAGGAAAGCAAAATAACCAGATATCCAGTAGACTTATGCTAGAATTGTGCTACAATAAGAAGTAAATACCTACGATGCAGAAACATACTAGAAGCCTATTAGAAGAACTGAGTTCAATGCCTCTCAAACGAGACAAGGAAGAGGTGGTGGAGAGCAGAGCCTCGCACATACTGGAATCTGCAATAAGGCTCATGACCTATATCAGAGAGAATTTTGATCAAGACACAGCATTCAAACTGGAGAAGAAATTCAACTCGGCACTGAAGAACATGGACGCTTCGAAATTCAGCAAAGGTGTGGCGAGAATCAAGGAAAACAGAGACATCAAAAACAACGTACTCAAGATCAAAGACGGTGAATACCAAGAGGATTAATGTCTGACAAGATCAGCATATCCACACACACGCCATTCCATCCATTAGAAGCAGTGCTCGTAGGTCAGGGTGTCAGTGAAACGTTCTTCGATTGGGTAGACAATGATAAAGTTCGATCTCCTTTGAAGAAGATAGTAGACGAGACCAGAGAGGACCTTGAAAACATCAAAGATACGTGTAGGAAGTTTGGTGCAGAAGTTTATCAGGCACAACCATTACTGCCAGATGAAAATTTATATAAAAATAAATTGGCCATCCCGGTACCTCCCATACAACCCAGAGATGTTCATTTAACCTTGGGAGACAAGGTGTACTGTTCATCAACACAGAAAGTATGGGATTACATTCACGACATAGTCGACGATTCAAGCATCGTCAACATATTTGATATTACCTACAGAGATGGTAGGCAGTATAGGTCCGGTGAAATGATCAACGGTGCCAGTTCTTACAAGATCGGAAACAGGATAATAATCCCCAACATAGTGGACAAAGATATGAGAGATTTCAGTATATCATTTTTCAAAGACAAGGGCTATGAAGTTGTAGAAACACAGGACGAAGGTCACTCAGATGGTCTTATGAGTGTGATCAAGCCGGGCGTGATTGTTTCATTGGTGGATGTAGTGAACTATCAAAAGACTTTTCCTGGCTGGGAAGTTTTCACGGTGGAAAATCAAGGTTGGGGGAAGGTCAAGGGTTGGCTGGACTTCAAATCTAAGAGTAAAGGTCGTTGGTGGATACCTGGAGAGGAATCTAATGAACATCTACAGCAATTCGTTGACACCTGGTTAGGACAATGGGTGGGCTATGTAGCGGAGACCGTGTTCGATGTGAATATGTTCAGCCTGTCAGAAGAATGTGTGCTGGTGAACAATTACAACAAGGAGGTGTTTGAGTTCTTAAAAAAACACAAAGTAGAACCCATCATCTGTCCCATGAGGCATAGGTATTTCTGGGATGGAGGCCTGCACTGTTTCACACTGGACCTGAGAAGGAAAGGCCACAGGGAGAATTATTTTTGATGAAGAATAAAGTCATGATACTGTCGCCCGCTGGCGGAAATGGGAACTACATCGCATTGACACTGATGGACCTGTTGGGCAAAAGTGAACTTTGCTATCATATGCAAGGCACTCATGGACCTTGTCTGGGCAAGATCTATCATGTACATGTATGGAACTCGGAAAAAGAACATCTGTTGACCGACGAGGATTGCATCACCCTGCAGAACGTGTTTGATGAAAAATTTTGGTTCGTCATTATAAATTGGTGGGAAAAGATGTATCACAACGTGGCTCCCAATGACAGGTTGACCAAAGAATTTGTTGAGGATTGGATAATGGCACAGACCAAGAGTTGGAACAAATATCCGCATCCTATCGTGAGAGCCGTGCTTCATTGGTTCTATGGATACCTTAACAGGACACATCCTGAATGTAAAAGAATAGAAAAAATCGAATCAACATTTGATTTCAGTGCGTTTTACAATGGCCACGATGCACTGGCATTCGAGTTCGACAAGTTTGGCGTTGATCACACTGAGGAGATGTATCGAAAATGGAAATCAAGCCAGTCAGTTATTTTCCAAAGTCACGACAAGATAGTCAATTCAAACATAAAGGACTTGGAATTTGATTATCAAAAAGCCATCAAGATGGGATTTCTGGGAATGGAGAACAACCTAAATCAGGAACAATGTTGGGAAAAATTTAAAAAATATCTCGATTAAATACAAGTATGCTCATAGAAGATATATTAAACGAATTCAAAAGAACACACCTCGAACACATAGAGGATATAGTGATAACCGATGGATACGAGGGCGGACGTGCGGTGCTTGAATATTTCAGGGGACTGCTTCTCACACTCAAGGGCACAAGTTCAGAGGCAGTCAAGGTATCTGTCAAATGGGACGGAGCACCCGCTGTGGTATGTGGTGTAAATCCCGACAATGGCAAGTTTTTCGTTGGTACCAAATCTGTGTTCGCCAAGGCGGCCAAGGTGAACTATACCAAACGTGACATAGCCCGCAACCATGGAACAGATGATCTTGGCCAAAAACTGCTCAAGTGTCTGGTTCATCTCAAGAAGTTAGATATCAGCGGGGTGGTGCAGGGAGACCTGCTGTTCACAGATGAGGACATCACTCGAAAGAACATTGATGGTAAACCTCACCTCACTTTTACACCCAATACAATCACATATGCAGTGCCGGAGTCAAGTGACCTGGGCAAACAGATAGACAGGGCCAAGGTGGGGATTATCTTCCACACTACATATGTCGGAGACAGCCTTGCGGAAATGGAGGCACAGGCCGGCGCTGACGTTGGTGCATTCACACCGAGTCCGGATGTATTCTTTGACAACGCAACATATAAAGACGTATCAGGATCGGCCAAGTTCACCGATGCGGAGACCAAGCAATTTTACAATGGCATAGAGAAACTCGAGAACCTACTCAACAACGTGCCTAGGAACCTATCAAGTGTGTTGGGACAGAATCAGGATTTCATTCCAATGTTCCAGATGTACATTAACGCCCGGGTCAGGGAAGGCGAACTGCCCAACGATGCCAACAAATTTTTACTAGGTTTCAAGAAGTTCTACACCGATAGGATGCAACAACAGATGGCAGGACTGAAGGCACAGAAGGCATTACAACTGAGAACAGACAAAATGAAACAGATGCCCGTGGTCCTCAACAGGGCCAAGAAACCACTACAGGCCATGCTGACGTTCTACCGAGCGGTGCAGACCATGAAGGCGTTCGTGCTCAGGAAGATGAACCAGGCACAGGCAATAGGGTCATTCCAACAGACTGACAGTGGATTGGAAGTCACTGAGCCTGAAGGATTTGTTGCTGTTGACAAGACAGGTAATGCTGTGAAATTAGTGGACAGGCTAGGGTTCTCACGTAGAAATCTCACTGCCATCAATAAATTCAAAAAATAATTAATAAAAATGAAATCTAAACCATTCCCTATCAAGCAGGGTATCCCTTGCCAACTGAAATGGAATCACTCTACTGTGTTCCTCACCATGGGCACAACCGCAAGTTGCCACCGGGTGACCCACGATCCCTACGAGTTCAAGGACAATGAGATGAACTTCCATAACATAAAATCTAAACTAGAAGCGAGAGGCAAGATGCTTCGAGGAGAATGGCCAGGCAGGGGTTGTGAACACTGCAAGAGCACAGAAGATGCAGGAGGAACTTCCGATAGGATGTCGTCACTGGACATGCCTGGCGTGACCGCGCCAAAGGAACTAGAAAATGATTTAAATGCGACAGAGGTAACACCAACACAGTTAGAGATATATTTCGGAAACACTTGCAATCTAAAGTGTCTGTACTGCAACAGTAAATTCAGTTCAACCATAGACAATGAGAACAGGATACATGGTGAATGGCAAGTCAACGTTGATGGTGGCCCGATGGTGCCTGGAAATAATGTTTATCTTCCCGGCAAGATCGAAATCAATCCCAACATCGAAGAGGACACGGACAAATTATTCGCGTGGCTGGAATATAACATAGCATCCTTGAACAAATTAATGATCCTCGGAGGCGAGCCTTTCCTACAGAAAGAGACGGCACGGATGGTAGAACTTCTGGAACGCACTCACAATCCAGATCTAACTCTGGTGGTTTTTTCAAACCTCACAGTGGACACATTGAGAGTGCAGAAGTGGTTGTCCAGGATGTGGAATCTAGTAGAGCAAGGCAAATTGAAACACTTACAGGTGGTGGGAAGTCTGGACTGTTGGGGGCCACAGGCAGAATACGTCAGGAACGGGCTGGATCTCAAGAAGTACGTTGACAACATGGAATTCATATTGCATAAAACGAAGATTACTCCCAGCATCAACAGTGCGATGATGGCGCTGACGATACCAACACTGCCCGACCTTATACTCCAGATGAACAATTGGTCTAGGATACGAGAAGTGTATTGGAGTGGCATGAAGGCGGGAGATGTAAAAAGACCATACCTCAACCCCACAATATTTGGAAAGGACATAATTCCATTAGGCCTTGATAGGGCCATAGAAGTCTATGAGACCAACGGTGATGTGATCAAACAGGCACAACTGAATAATCTCAAGGGCATAAGGACGGAGTGTGCCAACACGGAACCTGACTTACAACAACAGAAATTATTGAAAATTTACGTTGACGAATTGGACCGCAGAAGGGGAACGGATTACAGGAAACTTTTCCCCGATATTGTGAAATTATTCACACAATAGATCTTTGACAGTTTTAGATATTTCCCGTGTGTAGTCTGAATCAGACCAGAACAGATCGAAGTTGTGTTGTCTCAGTTTCTTTGATGAGAGGTAAGCATCACGCCAATCAAAATTCTGTAGTCCTTCGATCAATCCCACGATCTTTTCCACACGCCTAACAGGATCGATCTCCAAGTCATAACTCTCGTCGAAGTAGGAAGAGAAGGTCCTGAATCCCATCTCCCTTACACGTTGAAGGTATAGGTAATTGCCATGCACTATGAAAAACTGCTGACAAAGGATAGGTTTCCAAAGTTTCTCTGTTATAAAGACATCTGAGTTGTTATCGTTGGTCTCGCTGATCAGTGAACAGCATGTGTGTGAGTATGGTTTGGTGTATATGTCCTGGTCCATGCCATACATTGGATAGTTTTCAGGATCCACGCCTGGCAGTTCATACTCTTTATCCAATCTAACCGGGGGTCGAAGTCCCACAAATGATGTGAGGCTATCTTCTAGTAGTTTTCCGTCGTGTAGGGCATTCCATAAACGCAATCTGTGTGTCCTGGGTTGTTTGTTGAGATAGAGGTATCTCAAGGGTTTGTGAACAGTGTGATCGCATTGGACTTCTGGTTGTCCCTTGTATTTCTGACGCATCCAAAACCAGAACCATGTGGTACCGCCACTCCAGTTTTTGTATTCATAATCTTTCAACACTTGGTGAAACTTGCTGTGTGCCACATTCTCTTGGCTTTCCCAGGGAAAGGTCAGTATGAATTTGAACTGGTTCTGTTTGAGCAGTGACATCCGTGAATGTAGTTGCTCCAAGAATTCTTGATTGTCAATGAACTTTTCGCGAAGGTCTATCAGGCAGTAGAGTTCATCGTACTGTTCCCATTGATGGTTGTGCAGATTCCAATACTCGGGTTCGAAAGTTATCTGGGCGTCCTCTAGTTTGGCATCACGTATGAAGTTCTCGAAATATTGGTGCTGTCCCGAAAACATCAGGTCCGTCAGAATAAAAATCTTTCTCATTTGCTCAATAAATATCCGTATGCTAACTCCATTTTTAAAGTATGTATCTGAGGGCAGGGTCATAAGGCGACATAGTGACTTGCAGAGATACACCTTCCCGGAAGTCACAGAGAGGATATACCTAAGTTTCCTGGCACTGGCACTGATGAGTCAGAACAAAGCAACGGCGGGTTTTGCTAAATCATACGCGGACCAGACCATGGCCAAGGGAACGTTCGACCAAGTCAGGATGATTAATAATGACCTGGCAAACATGTTGGCCATAGTCAGTGGAGATCCGGAAATTACCAAGAAACTCAAGGACAAGAACCAGGCCCAGGCCATGAGGCAGAGGCAACCGGTACCGGTGATGGCGCTACGAAGATACATGAGGAGTTGGGAAGATCACTATAAGAATCTCACACAACTGGAGAGGGCCTTGAACATACGAGACGCCAATCTCAAGAACATCAGGAGGTCGGTGGCCAACTACAACGATTTAGACTCAAGACTGAAACTCCAAACACTGCACCGTCTCCAACAACAGTTGCAGGCCAAATTGCCCAACACCGACATACAAAGAAAGTTCAAGGAGTTATAATGACCAGGAAGAAATGCCATAGATGCAACTGTGATCCACACTGCGATGAGGCCAAGTGCACCAACTGTGAGAACTGTGAGGTGTGTGACTGTCACGAGTGCTTGGAGAAATCATCATGATCAAATACATCTGTGAACAATGCGGCTGTGAACAGCACTGTAGGAAATCCTGCACCGAGTGTCAGGACTGTCCAGATTGTGACTGTAAAAAGTGCCAGCATGATACAAAATAAATCCAAAGCCATTGATGAATGTGCAAAAGTCTATCGCTGGGCTCGAACACACATAACAAACTTCAAACATGCCATTGACGTGGGCGCAAGGCAAGGTTACTTTGCACGAAATCTTGAACACGACTTCGAACACACCTACTGCTTCGACTTCAGAGACAAAAGGAATGAATTTACAAGATTCGTAGTTGATCCCAACAAGTTCACCTATCATGTGGCCGCACTAGGTGAGACAGAACGCACTGCGTATATCACAAGCCATGCAGTTGGAAGAATTAAGGAAGGTGGTAATGTGGCCGTGGCTATCATGACCTTAGACAGTTTCAACATCGCTGACGTGGGTTTAATAAAATACGACATAGAGGGTTTCGAGACCAAAGCCATTCTAGGTTCAGAGAAAACTATCAAAGCATCATGGCCCGCCATAATAGTGGAACAGAACAAAGGCAACATGGACGCGGTGGAACTGCTAGAGACTTGGGGTTACAAGTGCCTGGGCGGATTCCAGCCCAGGAATCACGACTTCCTGTGTGTCAAGGAGTAGCATGGGGGACAGAAGTTATTGGGTGCTGTACGGAGAACACAACCAGCCCACGTTCCTGGAGGACGCAGGTCCAGACCAGGCCGCACAGAGAGACAAGGCACTGAAATACGTGCGACAGTGGAGGAACTGTCTCGACATAGGTAGTAATATAGGACAGTGGACCAGACCACTAGCACAGAGATTCGATAAAGTTATCTGCTTCGAGCCCAACCCTAACTTCAGGGAGTGCTGGCAGAGAAACATAAAAGAATCAAACACAGAACTCTACCCATACGGACTGTCGGACTCGGAACACACTGCACGGCAGGGATTCAACTCAACGGTGCTGGAGCAAGGTGATGGAGACATACAGTGCCGCACACTAGACAGTTTCCATTTAGAAAATGTAGACCTCGTCAAGATAGATGTGGACGGTCATGAGGTTCCACTGTTAGAGGGTGCCCGTGAGACACTGGCCAGGAGTAACCCTGTGATCAACATAGAGATGAAACGAGACAAGAGGACGGAAACGGTCAAGCAGGCGGAAAAGATTCTGCGAGATCTGGGCTATCGGTTCCAAATACGCACCAAAAGTGACGAAGTCTGGTTGCCGCGCTAGGCAAAATAAATATTAACATATGCCGATTGAACCAAAAAATTTCAAAGTCACTGACGCCATAGGCGAGACGGACAACTACATTGGAGCCGAGGTACAGTTCTTCCATATAACGCTAGTACAGAGTGACAGCAGTGTGTTGGATGTCAGGAACGAGCTCGGCTACGACGAGACAGTACACAATCTCACCAGGACCATACTACAGCGTGGTACCATCATATTTCAAAGGATAGACAATGCGGCAACGGGTAGGATCGACATCACCATGGAGAGATCTGGTTGGACAGCGGCCACGCTACAAAGTGCCATCAGAGAAATGGGAGACAGCGTGGGAGTGAACAGTACCAGCGTTTCACTGTCAATAGTTGCGGAAACTGAATTAAAACTGGATAATTCTTAATATTACAGCATAATTTACCAAAAAAACCCATAAATACATTTAACGTGATGCCTGAGCGGCATCGCAGTCATTTAATCAGATAAAAAGGAGGATTAAAAATGGCATACACAGGAACATCTGTAGCAGGTGGAGAAGGTAACACAACTTTCGCACCTCTTAACTTAGAGTTCTTAGGCAAGGACTTAGAATTCGTTACTATCGATTACAACGGTGACGTATCAACTAAGACAGCAAAAGACTCTGCAATCGACAAGACACTGAAAACTGTACAAGGTTACGCAAACCTAGTAGGTATGGGACCTCTTGTTGCTTCAGACAATGAACAAACTTTCATAATCGAAGGTGTTGACCAATTTGTTGGTGCACCAGCGAGCGCGGGTGGTTCATTTACATTAACTACAACAACAGCAGGAAGCTCAGTAGGCACTCTTCAGACTGCCATCCAGGCTCTAGGCACAGTTGACTCAATCGGTTTGGGTTCAGCGACTGCCACAGCGACCAAATTAGGTATCGCTACTGCTAACGTAATCAGTTAATAATTGATTAGCAACTTCTAGGAGGATAATCAATGCCTATTACACAAAACAGATCAACAGATCTTACAAGAAGACAGGCCTTCAATGGTAAGGGTTTAACTTTCATTGAAGTGATCTGGAACAACGAAGACATCGCACCTCAGACTACACCTGAAGCGTTGGATTCAGTGTTCGACCAAACAACAAAAGTTGTGAACAAGAACGGTACGCTTTTAGCGGCATCTTACAGATTGGCGGCGAAAGCCACTGACAATGATGCGGCCGAGGCGGCTTCAATCAGTGCTGATGAGTCTATCACGTCTTACCAGTACATCTGTGAAGGCACACCTGGACAGTTCAACAATGCGGACTCAGCCGGTGACATCAACATGGATGTTGACACCACTGTGATCGCTGACGCTGAAGCGGACCTAGAAACTGACATCAGGGCAGTTATCTCAGGTGACTCTTCTGCGGGACAACTTCATGTAAAAATGAGAACATTATTACCAGAGGGCGTAGGCTCAACAGGTGATGATGCTATCTACGGAATGTTCGACCAAAGGGGTGATGCGTAAGCATAGCCACTAGTCAACAGACTGGATTACCAAAAAGGGCGGATCTTTTATTTAGGTTCGCCCTTTTTTTACGATTAAATAATTACATGCCAACACCCATAGAACAAACACTCGCAATCATCTTCAGTGGTGACTCCAAACTGAGAGAGTCAACCCCTCTGATATACCAGATGCCAGATAAAGAGGAAACTGATAATGAGAAACGGATGCGCTGGCACTTCCTGACAAACTCCGCGGCAAATTCTGTCAAGCATTGGTTAACGACAGAATATGGCACACCTGTGTTACAGACGTTGCCATTGGAGGAGAACAAGGATCAATCAGAGATGTTCGCTCTGATTAGAGATCCCAAAGAGAGATGGTGGAGCGGTGTGAGAGAATGGATGCACAACCTGCCATGGTATTCCTGGTGGGAAAATGAAAAACTCATGGATCAATGGCCACACTTCAACAGGTTCACTATTGCCCAACACGTAACTTTAGACCAAGCCCCCGCCCAGCATTACATCAAGGTAGACCATCGGATCAACGACAGGATGGTCAACTTCGCTAGGAAACACAGGTTAAGGCTTTACGGTCCATTCAGATGGGTACAGAACAAAAGGCACAACTGGGCTGACAGAAAAAAGATGGAAGACAAGGGTAGGTCGCAACTAGAAAAATGGCTGGCCAAAAACCCAACATACCAAAAAAAATTAGATGATTATTTAGAACCAGACTATCAGTACTGGAACAAAGTCAAGAACCAGGACTGATGCACGAGTACAGGATACACACCCTGGTGGATATCACGGACAATGGCAACCTCCGACAGCCCTTCCCGTTCAAAACGGAGGCCGGCGAGTTCATACACGACAAGCACTCGTTGGCAATAGCGCGAAACCAGAATTCAAACTTCAACACCATGCTACAACTGTTACAGATGAGGGGCAACATCACATGGGAACTGCCACCACAGAGGATCGAGATACAGAGTCTCCGGAACCACATCTTCGGATCTTTCTACGAGGGAAAGCAGACCACATGGCACTTCCAGTTCTTCACAGAGCAGTCAGGGGTGTATGGCGATGAACAGGATCCTGTGGCACAACTAGTGGATGACTTCCACCAGGTGCCCATACTTTCTTTTTGCAAGGAGACCGTGACTTTCCCACTGAGCACGTTTGACACCATGATACCTGCGACCAAAAACACATACTTTTCTTACGCGGGTACGATCGATAAATAACAATACATTAAGGCACAAAAAACAAAAACTTTTAAGGCTAGCACAGGCGATGACACAGGCACAATTCCAGGCTATAGGAGCGGAGATCAGAGAGATCAAACAGGAGTTGAGAGAGTACATAAGATTAATGAGCACAACAGATTTAGAAAAGACAAACCTAGAAGCACACGTGGACCTGTGTTCGGAGAGATACAAAGGGTTACACGACAGGCTGAGTGCGATAGAGCTCCGTCTAGGCAAGATGAACGAAGAGATGACAGCAGGTCACAAGTCACAGACAAAGACGATCATAGCAACGGCGGGCACGGTGGTCGCAGGCTTACTATCAACAGTGGTGGTGATCCTGATGAAGATGCCCGGCTAAAAATTACCAATAGATGTTCATACAGATAGCACCCCGTGCCAAGGTCTACGTCACAGACGCTGACGTGGAATTCATAAGGCAACACAGAACAGAATCATTCAGGGCAAAGCAACTGTCACCAGAAGATGCGGACAGGGCCAAGCGCCTGGCGGACAAGGCAGTGTTCGTGAGGAAAAAACTTAACGACGACACCCAATATGCTTTAAATAGGAAGATAAGGTTCGTTGCCAATGACAGGAAAAAATAAATCAGAACTGGTAAAACAGATCGAGGCCTATGGCCTCAAGAACAAATTACAGGACCTCGCCCGACGGGAAGAGGCACGCAGACCGTTCCGACATCTACCCAAGCAGTTCTCCAAAGGCATCCTGATAGGCAACATAGCGATCGTACCCAAGAAACACACAGGCACGAGATACGTGTACGTGATAGCAGACATGATGGAGGCAAAGGTACTACACGAAGACATCAACCTAAAACAGACTGCGATACTAGTCGCACACTACCTGGCAGACGGCAAGAACATTCCTGGCAACATCCTAGAATTAGACACCAAACACGCATCACAACTGTTTGACATACAGAACGCGAAACGCATGATACGTGAGGCACAGAAAGAGAAGGATGAACAGATGGAGGACGTTTACTGGGACCGATTAGACGTTGCAAACCGCCTAGCGGACGAATGCAAGAGCAAAATACAGCATATCTTTAATGACACGTTCGGAGGCTAGATAATAAATAAACACAGTATGAAGAGTTTAGACCTTACAAAACCAGTAACAACAGAATCATTATTGAAAGAATTTGAATCTAGGTTCAACATGACCATGGATCTCGCACAGTTAGACGAAGTTGAATTACAAGACTATGCAAATCACGTGAGAACAAAGATACACGAGATCACACAGAACACACACTTCGGACAAGAATTAAAAGACGACAGTTATCAAAAGAATCAAATGATGTTGGACATCATCAATCAAGCCATATCAGAGAGGAAACTTGCTGAGTACGGTGGTTCAACAGACCCAATGACTAAAGTTGCATCAACAACATTATCAGCGAAGGCCAAATTAGACAAAGGTCAAGCACTTGATCAAGATGAGAAAAAGATCGTGAGCAAGATAATGACCAAGGAAGGTGTTGAAGAACAATCAGAATTAATTTTAGCGGCCAAAGACATGATGGACAAAGTCACAGGCTACTTGGAAGATCTAGCATCAATGAAGACGGAAGGTATGTTAGAACTGGCAGACAGAATCAGAGACGAGATGGGAGCAGACAAGGCAGATGCTTTCATACAAAAAATCCAACCAGCGATTGAACAGGCAGAAGCCACTTTATCAACAACCAGACAAGAACTGGACAACGGTGTAAGAATATTGACCGGAGAAGAAGTTGCTTCAGAACCCATGGGAGCCGATGACACGATGGACATGGACACAGATCTAGACTCACTGGACTCAGACACGGATGCAGAGACAGATGAGTTTGGAGCCTCTGATGCCGAGGCCGGTGGCACAGAACCAGAAGGCAGAGAGCAAAGAGAATCAAGAGAAGTGTTTGAATCATCAAACAGGTTGTACAGCAAATTAGCGGGGAAGTAGTCCCGTGAGATTTTACGAATTCAAAAAATCAGACAGCGAACTAGAATCAGCGATAATAAACGTGTTGTTGAACATGCGTGGTGCGGCGGACGAGAAGGATCAAGCCAGTGATGTCAGCATGGATGCTGTGAAACAGATAATGAGCAACACAGGTTATCCAGCGTTCAACTATGATGTGTTCAAGAGGATATATGACCAGGATGGCGATCTAAAGAACGTGGTGGCAGATTTCGATCAGGAGAAAATAATCGTTAAGACCGATCACGAGGCAGAGAAGGATTCTGCAATGGACTATGATGACCAAGGATCCACAGACGTAGTCAAGAAGATGGCTAGGTCAGCAATGAAGCGAAGACAGTAATCAAAAAATAATTATTAATATGAGTAAATCGTATTGTGCCAAACTCTGGAATCACCAGTATGTCCACATGAATGGCAATTTGAAATTTTGTTGTGCCACAAAAGACAACCTCACCGACGAGAATGGAAATGCTTTAAACGTGGAGACACATTCGCTTGAGCAGACTTGGAACAACGATGCCATGAAGAAAACAAGATTGAAAATGATCAATGGCGAGCCAGTGTCCGCATGTATCAAGTGTGTGCAACAGGAAGCCAGGGGATATTCTTCTAGCAGGGAGACGGATAACGAGACTGCCAGTTTTTCAGCCACCCATCCGGATGGTTCTATCGATCTTAAACCACGATCCATGGAACTACACTTGGGCAACGTTTGTAATCTAAGATGCAAGATGTGTTCCCAGGAATATTCAAATCAGATTGGCAAAGAACTCCTAGAGATAGGCAAAACAGACAATGATTTTTTAGACTGGGTGAAAAAGGAGAGTGGCAATGTCAACAACCACACACACGACCTGTCTGTGGAGTACAAATGGTTTCAAAACGCGGATGTCAAACAGAAACTTTTTGAACACATATTACGTAATGTAGATGACATAGTTGTCATAGGAGGTGAGCCGACGGTGATACCTGAATTCTGGGAACTGTTTGCCTATCTGGATTCTCACAACAGACTCAAAGATATAAGCATCACTCTGCCAACAAACCTCACCAATGTGAATCCCCGCATGACAGATTGGTTCCCTAAATTAAAATCTTGGATGATATGGGCCAGTGTTGATGGTTTGGGAAAGAGAACAGAATACATCAGGTATCCAAGCAACTTTGACAAGGTGTGTAAAAATCTAGACTTCTATAAAAATATGTTGGCATATAAAAATGGAAGCATAGTATTGAGTCCGGCCATACAACTTCTCAACATAGATCAATTGGATGACATTCTAAAATGGTGGCTAGAATACGCAAATCAAAATCTTATTCCTGACAGTCCATATGGCGTATCGTGGATGGCACAAGTATGGTATCCCACAATATGCAATTACGATATTCTACCAAGAGAATACAAGGAAAAGATTGCTACAAAATTAGAAAAGTCCAGCCATTTATTTTCGGGTTTCAAAGACATTCATAATTGGTATGAATCCCAAATACAAAATTTACGCCACGAAGTCTACACAGAGCAACAAAAAAAGTATTTCCAAGAAGCCTTTATCAGGTATAACGACACGCAGGATAGACACAGGAAAGGTCTTACATGGAGGCAACTCCTACCTGATCTGGAAAAAGCCTTGACAGAATCTCTGACACAGTCTAAAATAACTAAATGAAAATCACAGAAAATATTCTGCAAGAGAAAGGCATCACGTACAATCAGAGGTATCCTTATGGAGAACTAGCGAGGGTGACCAAGGACCGCAAGAGACACTATGAAACGCCCGATGGCCGACAGGTCCCCTCAGTCACAACCGTGCTCAGTGCCACCAAGGACATGACGCACCTCATGGAATGGCGAAAGCGAGTGGGGGAACAGGAGGCACAGCGTATATCAACGGAATCCGCAAACATAGGTACCGTGATGCACCGTAGCCTCGAGAAGCACGTCAAGGGCGAGGATCGTACCCCGGGATCAAACCTCATACAGCAGAAGGCCCATCGGATGGCGAACGTGATAATAGACAATGGTTTGAATGACGTCACAGAGGTGTGGGGATCAGAGGTTTCACTCTACTATCCAGAACTGTACGCCGGCACAACGGATCTAGTGGGTGTGTACAAGGGCGCACCCGCGATAATGGACTTCAAGCAGGCAAGGAAATTAAAAAAGAAAGAATGGGTGGAGGATTATTTCCTACAGTTGGTTGCCTATGCCGAGGCACACAACAAGACCTACGACACCAATATCAAGACCGGTCGTATCTTTATATGCACACAGAACAACGAATATCAGACTTTCGAGATAGACGATTATGCGAAATGGACGGGCAAATGGTACGCCAAACTGGAGCAATACTACAAGAAGATACTGTAATAAATAACAGTATATGCCAATAGTACAGATTTCAAGAATACAGCACAGACGTGGAAAAAGAACGGATCTACCGCAATTAGCCGCTGGAGAACTGGGTTGGGTCATCGACGAACAGAGATTGTTCATAGGTAATGGAACTATCGCCGATGGTGCCCCAGCAGTAGGTAACACTGAAATTGTCACAGCAGGGTCAGGCAGTTTCACCACAGCGTTAAGTTATGTGTACAAAGGATACCTCGGTGATGGAACACCGATACAGACAGGTGCTTCCGGTGACTACACCAGGACACTACAACAGAGATTAGATGACACAGTTTCAGTCAAGGCGTTTGGAGCACAAGGCGACAACTCTACAGATGACACAGCGGCCATACAAAGGGCATTGGATGAACTGTATTCAGACGTAGCAGATCAGGATGACGCCAGGGCAAGAAGAATTTTATTGTTCCCGGCCGGTATCTACAAGATCACAACATCGATGACCATACCACCATACGCTCATCTGGTGGGTGAAGGCCCGGACAAAACAGTGATTGAGAACAGCGGTTCAAACGCAGTGGCAGTCACGGAAGATGATGACGGACAAGTATTCGGTAGCATAGGAAACTCAGGTGCTACCACACCCACACAGTTACAGATTTCAAACATCACGTTTAAGAACACCACTGCCAATGGTGGGGTGTCAATAGACAACACAACCAAAGCATATTTCAACAACTGCAAGTTCCAAGGTAACTGGACGACCAGTGATAGTGACGTCTCCGCATCAAAAGGTGTCACCGTGAGGTCGACTACCGCACTGCCTTGTGCTAACATTGTTTTCAACCAATGCCAGTTTACGGCATTCGCGAGACTGGTGGATTTCAGTTATGACGTTACCAATGTAAGATTCACAGACTGTGATTTCTCTACTGCCTACTACGGCGCCATGCTGGGCGAGACCATGGATGGTTCAACGAACGGGCTCACAATAGGACCTAGGGACATTCAATTCTCAGGAAACAGTTGGAGTGACATTGGACAACAGGCCATTTACGTCAAACAATCCAGTTCAACCACAGGAACAGGCACGAGGAATGTTATCAGTTATGGCAACTGGTACGCAGAGACCGTTGGAAATAATTTCAGAGGTGTCAACAGCATAGAGGAAGTGCCTGTGATCCAATTTGACAACGACGAATGCACTTCCATTTTAGATTTTTTTGAGAGAACCGCACAGAGAGAAACCAATTTCGGAGACTCAACCGATCCGTCAAACACGCCTCCGGAGGTTCAAGGAATTGGCTTACACACCAAAGCAGTAAAACAGATTACACTTTTAGACAACACATCGACGGCCACCGATTCAGGAATATACCTTCCTGGCGTTAATGACAAAGGTGTAAAGATAACCTACAAGATCAACAGAGGTACCACTTACAGGACAGGCGTATTGACAATAAGTGCCGCCGGTGAGTACGCATCTCACAACGATGACTACGAGGAAAGCAACGGTGATGCTGGCGTTACTTTGACAGCGAAAACTTCAGACGGTGACTCCACCGCTGGTAATGACACCATCCGTGTGCAATACGTTACCACCAACGACGCGGTGTTGGGTGATGCCACCATGGAATACCAAGTACAAGTTCTAGTTTAATCATAAAAAGATAGACAAAAAACTTTTTTTATCATAATATTAGTACATAATAAAATTGCATAACGACGTTGTGATTTTATTCGTATGACAGGTGACACACAAAGACAAAAAAAGTTATAAACACGGATTTAGATAAATATGGATACAACAAAAACAAAAATCAAAAACAAAAAATATAAAAACTTAATGCCGAACACCAACTCTAGCACGATCAAAGTCCAAAAAAGAGATGGTAGGCTGGAAGACCTTGATATCAACAAGATTCATTTCGTCGTTGAAGAGGCGTGTGAAGGTCTTGCCGGAGTGTCGTCGTCACAGATTGAGATGAACGCCAACATACAGTTCTATGATGGCATGACAACAAAAGATATCCAGAATGTTCTAGTGAGATCAGCGAACGATCTCATCAGTCTAGAAACTCCAAACTACCAATACGCCGCGGCAAGATTGCTTTCCTACGATGTCAGGAAGGAGGCACACGGTCAGTATGAGTACATTCCATTGTTGAAACTGATCATCAGGAACGTGAGGTCTGGTGTGTATGACAAAGGCATACTAGACAAGTACACAAAGACAGAAATAAAAAAATTCAACACTTGGATCAAAAGAGACAGAGATCTAAAATTCACTTACGCGGGTCTCAGACAGATCTGTGACAAGTATCTCGTGCAGGACAGAAGTTCTGGCCAGATATACGAAACACCACAGGACATGTACATGATGATCGCGGCGACACTGTTCGCTGACTATCCAGCGAAGACGAGAATGTCTTATGTGAAAAAATATTATGATGCGATCTCACAACACAAGATCAACATACCTACGCCTGTGATGGCAGGTGTGAGGACTCCTATCAGACAGTTCGCTTCGTGCGTACTTGTGGACAGTGATGACACTCTACCTAGTATATTTTCAAGCGACATGGCTATCGGTTTGTACGTGGCCAGAAGAGCGGGCATAGGAATCAACGCAGGGCGTATCAGAGGCATCAACAGTAAAATCAGGGGTGGTGAGGTACAACACACGGGTGTGATCCCGTTCCTAAAGAAATTCGAATCTACTGTGAGATGTTGCACACAGAATGGTGTGCGTGGCGGAAACGCAACCGTCCACTTCCCAATATGGCATCCAGAGATAGAAGACATCCTAGTTCTTAAAAACAACAAAGGCACCGAAGACAACAGAGTGAGACGTATGGACTACTCAATACAGATATCTAAATTGTTTTATGAGAGATTCATGAACGAAGAAGACATAACTCTTATATCTCCACATTTGGCGCCAGGACTTTATGAAGCATTTGGAACAGAAGAGTTTGATGATTTGTATCTGAAATACGAAGCAGACAAAACTATTCCTAAGAAAAAAGTTTCAGCACAGGATCTTTTCTTTGATCTTTTGAAAGAGAGAGCAGAAACAGGTAGGATCTACATTATGAATTTAGATCATTGTAACTCTCACTCTAGTTTCAAAGATAAAGTGTCAATGAGTAACTTGTGTCAAGAGATCACGTTACCAACAACACCTATACAAGACATACATGATGAAGAAGGCGAGATTGCACTTTGTATTCTTTCAGCAGTAAATGTTGGTGCTTTGAATGATCTCAGTGAATTAGAAAACATCTGTGACCTAAGTGTTAGAGCACTTGAACAAATAATAGATTATCAAGACTATCCGGTGAGAGCCGCAGAAGTTTCAACCAAGAAGAGAAGAAGTCTCGGCATAGGTTATATAGGACTGGCACACTACCTAGCAAAGAACGGTGTTAAGTATTCTGATCCCAAGGCTTGGGAATTGGTGGACAGATTATCTGAAGCATTCCAATATCATTTGCTGAGAGCAAGTTGCGACATAGCGATAGAGAAAGGCAAGTGTGAAGGATTCGAAAGAACGAAATACGCAGACGGCCTACTTCCAATAGATCACTACAAGAAAGACGTGGACGAGATAGTGCCACACAAACAGAGGATGGCTTGGGAAAGTCTAAGGAAAGACATAGCGAAATACGGACTAAGACATAGCACACTGTCCGCACAGATGCCAAGTGAGAGCAGTTCAGTAGTTTCAAACGAGACGAACGGCATTGAACCACCGAGAGCATTGATGGCTATCAAGAAAAGCAAGAAGGGTCCTCTGAAACAGATAGCACCAGGGTTCCCCAAACTTAAGAACGATTACACATTACTATGGGACATGCCAGACAACACAGGTTACATTAATATTGTGGCCATGATGCAGAAGTATTTTGATCAGGCTATATCAGGCAACTGGAGTTACAATCCACTTAAATTTGAAAACAACGAAGTACCACTATCGGTCATGGCGCAGGATATGTTGATGGCCTACAAGTTTGGTTGGAAGACTTCATACTATCAGAACACGTACGACTTCAAAGGGGAGGAAGAAGAAGTGCAACCGTCAGGCCTAAGTGCTGTCCAAGAAGAGGACGAGGGCGAGGATGTTGAATTACCCGAGGAGTTGGTAAATAACACCATCGACG